GCTCGGCTCCGTCGTGCCCATACTCGGCATAGGCATGGAGGCCGCCGGAACCGGGATAGAAGCGCTCAAGGGGATGAAAGGCAGTGTACCTACAGCGGAGGACGCGGCTACGCCTTCAGAAGTCCCTCAGACGCCACAGATTGCCCCAGGAGCAGAGCAACCCCCCGCGCAGGTAGATACGCCTACCCAGGCAACGAACGCAGCCCCTTTCAACCCTGCGCTGAAGCCTGGCGATGCGGAGAAGATCGCCGGAGCCGCGCAACCCGATCAGACTGCCCCAGGGCCCGCGCAACCACCGGAGACCCCTGCGCTTGATCAGGCGGGCAAGCCAACTCAATCTGTCGGCGCTGATCTGTACCGCGCCCGCTTCGTGGATGAGACACCGTTCGATGCCAAGATCAACCCGGATGATCCGCAGAGCAAGGCTTCACTGAAAGACATTCAGGCGGAGTTTACCGGAAGGTTGAACAGGGACAAAGCAGAGGGATACCTCCTACAGCGCGATATCAACAAACTTATTCCCGATCAGATAGAGCGCGATGCCGCTTACGTCTATGTTGACAAGGGCGGAAACATGGACGCGATCAGAGAGGTTGCAGCCGATCAAGATCCTTCCCTCGATCAGAAAGTAGAGGGCAGGGACTATACGATCAGGGACGCCTATATCAAGGCTCTCAATCTCTCACAGGGAGCGCAGGACGCTGTTAAGGAACTCGCGCAGCCGTATTACGACGAAGCCGGCAAGTACGCTATGGAGACCGGCGCAACCAAAGACGTGAGAGACAATTACGCGAATCGTATCTGGGAGAAGAGAGAAACAGGCGGAGCTTATGTTCAGCCGCGTTGGATGGACACTGTTAAGGGAATAAAAATGGTCGATGAGATGAAGGACATCATTCGATCAAAGGATCGCTTCTCTAGGGCGGACAAATCTGAAATAGAAGATATTTTCAAGAAGTACAAGATACCGAAGAAGAATTGGAGCCAGCGATTCGCCGATATAAAAAATACGATGTTCAACGAGAATCAATTAACCCCTACGGATTCTACGGCGAAGTTAAAAACTCCTTACGAGCAGAAGGGCATGACGCCGTTTACATCCCACGCTAAGCCGAGAGTGTTCCCAACTCTCGATCTAGGAATCAAAAACGGCTTCCTGCCGTCCACAATGGATCTCGGTGAGCTTATGAGAACCCACGCAGGAGAGATGAGCCGCGCCAACAACATGAGACTCCTGGGGGATTTTCTGGTTAAGAAAGCCGGGGCAGAAACCATCTCCAATGATGCTGTTACTTCTCAGGATTGGAAAACAGTCATGTCTTTCGGCAATAAGAGAATCGTCGCTCCGACAAGACTAGCGGATGCCATGAAAGTTTTAACCGAAGTCTCTCAACCCGGCGATGTGCAAAAAGGCGTTATGAAAGTGCAGGGGAGAATTAAGACCGGGATCACGTCATTCTCTGCCTTCCATTTATGGAACCTCTTCAAGTCCGAACTAGGATCGAGCAAGGGCGGATTCGATCTCGTCGCTCACGCCGGAGATATAGGGAAGATATTGGGATCTCAGGAGATGAAGGACAATCTTCTTCTGAAGTGGACGAGAGCGGGCCAGATGGATACCCACATCGACACCGACATCGACGTGATGGACGAACTCACGAAGGGCGATGACTTCCTTAGTAAGGTCTCGCGTCTGCCGGTTATCAAGCAGTTTTTCAATGTGTCAGAGGGGATCAGAGACTTTACTTTCCAAGGCGTTCAGAGTCATATCAAACTGATCGATTCTGAATTAAAACTGATCGATTGGCAAGGCAAACACCCGAACGCGACGCAGGAAGATACGACGCAGGCCATGAGGTCTATTGCCAGATTCCAGAACTCAGCCCAGGGGGGTATGAACTGGGGCGCGCTCGGTGTCTCTCCTACTGTCAAGAACGCCTTGAACCTGGCGATTTTATCTCCCGACTGGTGCGCGGCGAAGTTCATGCAGTACAAATACGCCTTTACCGATTCCGGCCTGACAGGATCACTTTCACGGCAGAGATTGGGATCAGCTCTCGTCGCGGGTGCTATATTGAACGAAGGCTTAAGTCTGATCGCTACGGGACATTTTACCAATGAGAACCCTAGCGGGAAATGGGGCTCGGTGGAGATCGCCATGAACACACTCTTCGATTTCTTCCCTGCCGATGTGGATGACGCTCTAACCATAGTCAACGACATAAGACAGAAAGGCTTGGGCTACGCAGCGGTGCAAGAGCTGATCAGTAAGGCGGCCCCTATTCCTTCTACGCTGTTCGATCTGTACTACAAGGAGACCAGCAATAAGCAGGGACCGGTAAAAGGTACGGTCAGCGCGGCTGAAACCGCAGCGGAGGATCTGACTCCGATCCCCATAGGAGCTGCGGGAAACATCAACCTGAAGCAGTTGGTGTCTACGGGAAAGGGAAACACTGGGCAATCGTGGCTATCTCGTCTAGCTGTAGGCGCAGGGGTAGCGAAGTACTCGCCTCCGGCTAAGGGACAAGAGTCCACCGGGATCGGCCAGCAAGCCCAGTCTCAATTACAGCAGTTAAGGGCAGCGGGGAAGTCCAAGGCGCCTTCTGCCCAAGCCCTGGCCGAAGCGAACCTGAGCCCTCTGGCGAAGTCGTACCTTGGTCTGTCCGCGCCGAAAAGAACGCAGTTTATGGCCTCGCTATCGCCGGATCAACAATCTCTGCTACAACAGGAGCTCAGCACCTATAAGGCGCCTGCTAAGAAAAGCAAGAGCGGTTTAACGGGATTCAAGGGAATAAGCGGAATGAAGGGGTTGAAGAAACTATAAAAATATTATTCATATCAGCGTTCGGAGAATCTTTCCCTCTTGCTCTTCATCTGTTGGATGAGGGCCATGATCCCGCCATGTTCATTCAGTGTAAAGGATACAAGGATGTCGGCGAAGGATTCAAAGTCAAAAGGATCGGCTCTCTCGATGAATGTAAGCGAACGGCTAAGAAATATGATCTGGTCTACCTTGACGCCACGAAGCAGAAGATCACGATCCAGGATGGGATTTATGGAGGCGGGGAATTAGCGGAGCAATTCAGGAAGTTCGGCGTCCCTGTAATTGGAGGGAACACCTACGGCGACAAGCTGGAGAATGATCGCCTCTTCGCGCAGGCCGTATTTAAGAAGGCAGACATGGACGTTGTTCCCGTCGTCGAATTTCACACCTGGAACGCCGGCCGGAAGTACATCGAGAAAGAAGGGGGAGCGTGGGCCATAAAGCACTGTGGCCAGTCCCCGCGTGATCTCAACTGCGTATTCTATGAACCTGAACAAATGCTCAGTTTTATAGATTGGCTGGAGGAGATATGGGGAGAAGAGACACAGAACATGCCTGTTCATTTCATTTTCCAGCAGGCGGCAAAAGGGGTAGAGATAGCGGTTACGGGTTTCGTCAAGAACGGAGAGGTCATTCCGGGGACTGTCTATTATAACCAGGAAACGAAGAAGATGGGCAATGACAATTACGGACCCTCTTCCGGCCAGGTCGGAGAGGTCGGCAAATTCCTGGATAATTCCGAGCTGTACGAGAGGACGATAGCGAAGATCGCTCCCCTCCTGGGAAAGGATTACCTTGATTGGGTGGATATAAACTGCATCGTCACCGAAAACAAGATCGTTCCATTGGAAGCCACAACGAGGAACGGTTTACCTACCGCGTTCTCGTTCTTCGAAGGTATTGGGAATGTGGGAGACTTCTTTGAGAATGTTATCGCAAAAGATACCAAGGAGGTCAAACACACAAGCGGCTGGATCACGAATGTTGTTGTAGCATCGGGAACGTTTCCGTTCGAGCATAAGAAGGACAATAAGAAGGCGATGATCCTCGATCTGGATAAATGCGATCTCAAGCATACCTGGCCTTATGAGATCAGGATGGAAGGGGATAAGATAAGGGCAGCCGGAGAGATCGGGAATACCTGCACCTTCACCGCAAAGGGAAAGACCATCGAGAGCGCTTCAGAGTTATGCTACAAGCGGGCAAAACAGATCAAGATCATTCCGTTCTGCAAGATCAGGACGGATGCCCACGATAAGGCTCAAGACAGCTTTGATAAACTGAAAGGGTGGGGATGGATTTAGATGAGAATCATTCTTGAAACAATTCCGCATGAACAGCAAAGGTATTCTTGTCTCATCGGAGATTATTGGGTTGATGAGAACGGCGATTGGCACATAGCCGTATCGGAGATGGAGAACCCGGATCACTCGTTCCTGATTACCGTCCACGAGCTCATAGAAATATACGCCACACAGAGGAAGGGCATCCCGGAACCGGAGATCATGGCCTTCGATCTGAAGTTCGAGAAGGAACGAAAAGAAGGCAAGCACACGGCAGACGACGAGCCCGGCGATGATCACCGAAGTCCGTATTACAAACAGCACCAGATCTCTTCTGCCATCGAGTATTTGGCGGCTGTCTCTCTTGATGTGGATTGGAACGAATACGAGAAGGCATGTGTGGAGCTATTGAAGGATACTTAGCGCGGAGGTGGTTGTATTGAAAGGATATGTGATCTACGCTGATTTGTTCGGGTGTCAGACGCTGATCGACAAGTCTTTGGAATCCTTCAACACCATAATCGAAGCTGTCACTACGGCGGGGATGCGCCCCGTTCATTCTGTCTCTGAACTATTCCCGAAGGCGCGCTTTGCATCCAACTCCGGGGTGTCCGTGATGACGCTGATCATACCTTTAACGGAGAGCCATTGCTGCCTTCATACTTGGCCGGAGTTTGACAATTTGACATGCATCGATCTATTTACCTGTGGCCCTCCTGAGAAGGCTCACAAGGCTGTTGAACTGCTTATAGAGAAACTGAAGCCTAAGGAAACGAGAGTGGTCGCATTTGAACGCGGCCTCCCGGTGGGAGGTGACAAATAAATGTCCATCCTAATTAGCATCATCATCGTCCTGATCATCGTGGGGATCGTGCTATACCTGATCAACATGCTTCCGATTCAACAGCCGCTCAAGACAATCATCGACGTGTTGATCATCGTCTGTCTGCTTCTGTGGTTGTTGTCTCTGCTTGGAGTAATGAGAGCCTGAAAATGAGAGGTGTTTAATTTGGCTGAGCGTGAAGCACCACCGTATCTTGATCCTACTGCAAACGTGCTGCAACTCGTCGAAGCCGCCATGAAGCGGCAGGACGACTTGAGGCAGCAGCAGGATAAGCATACCCAGGATCTATTGAACGTTCATTTCAACTACATCCAGCGCCTGTCCGATGCCGAGGCCAAGAGAATCGATGCCATGCGCGCATTAGACGTGAAAGGCGTAGAGATGGCGAACGAGCGGGCAACATCACAAGCCTCTCTCCTGGCAGGCAATGTGGTGCAATCGGCAGATACGCTCCGGTCTCTTGTGGCTACAACCGCAGCAGCTACAGCAACTCAGCAACAGCAGGAGAGGGGCCAAATGACCGAGCGGATCACTCTGATCGAGAAAACCCAATCGGATCGAATCGCTCTGTTGGAGAAGGCGCAATACCAGACGCAGGGCAGGGATACGTCGCATGACACGGACTGGTCTCGCGTTCTTGCCGTCGTGATGGCCGTGATTGCAGTAGGAGCCGTGTTAGTAGCCATATTTAAATAAGAGGCGATCCCATGTGGACATTGAAAAACTGATCGGCCAGGCAGAATACGACACTACATTTACGCTCGGCCCCTGTGCGATCTGTGGAACGGCAACGTACTGCGGGGCACGTATTCCCCGGTCGAGCGACTTCTGGACGGGGAAGCGATTCGTTTATTTATGCTTCAGAGAGCATCGCAACGAGGCAGGGCTACGACAGGCATTAAATGATGAAGTTAAGGAAGAGAGGTGTTGACCAGTGTCTAAGATCGCGATTGACCCTGGGCACTAGCACGGCGGATATGATTCCGGGGCTGTAGGCCCCACCGGTCTTCAGGAGAAGAACGTTACGTTGGCGGTTGCCCTACTTGTAGGCCCCATTCTCACGGCGGCAGGAATTCAGGTGATCTATACCCGCACAAGCGATCAAGTTCCCTGGCCGGCAAACGTGAACGCTGATTTGCAGATGCGGTGCGACATCGCCAACAACGCCAAGGCCGATGCGTTCCTCAGCATCCACTGCAATGCGTCAGATGACCACACTGCTCACGGAAGCGAGAGTTTCTGCTATGCGCTCGGCGGCAAAGGGCAGGTCCTGGCGGGAGATGTGCTTACTCCGCTGGTGGCCGCCATCGGCACCGTCAATCGGGGTGTGGCTGCTGCAAATTATGAGGTGCTACGGAATACGTCCATGCCGGCTGCCCTGGTGGAGACAGCCTTCATTTCTGACCCGGCGGAGGAGGCGATGCTGAGAAGCCCGGCGGCTCAGGCGAAGATTGCCCAGGCTATCGCCCAGGGGATCTGCGCTTACTTCAATATTACTACGATCCCAGGTATGACCTATGCCGGGAGCAGAATCACCGGCCAAGTCCTGGCCGACGGTCACCTGTGGGTAAAGGCGACTGACGCGGCAGGGTTGTTTGGGCACGCGCTTTACAATTGGAACGCCGCAACGGAAACGCTGACGATCAATTAACGGCTGACATCCTATCTGTCAGAAGGAGAAAACTATGACTACCGTTAACGTAACTGTCACCGTCACTGATTCCCTCGGAGCAATCGTTGCCGAGACCATGACCCTGAACATTAACGACGAGGATCTGAAGTTTGGCACCACGACCCTGCCGGATGGTAAAGTAGGAGAAACCTACAGCGAGACGGTCACCGCGGAAGGTGGTACTCCGCCCTATGTTTTCACCGCGGAAGGACTCCCTTTGGGTCTGACCATCGATTCAGCGGGCGTGATCAGCGGAACCCCTACCCTCAGCTAAAGAAAGGAGGTTTTACTATGACCTGGGACTTCGATGCGCTTGACACTGTTTTGGCGGCCATCGTCCTGATCTTCGTCGTGCTCGCCGCCGTGATGCTCTATGCAGGGAACACGACCAACATCGGCACGGTGCTCGACCTGCTCGGCAGTTTCGTATTACTCTTGACCGGCAAACAAATACCATCTGCAACGACAACAAGCCTGGTCAAGCAAGTTCTCGCTACTCCGGTAGTTGACAATTCTCCGAAATTGTCGTAAACTAAACTTAACTAAGTTTTCCTCCCCTCCTCGAAAAGGCCCGGGCTGACCACCCGGGTCTTTTTATTCGCGCTTAAAAATAATTAAAAATATATTTTCATTTACCCCCTTGACATCCATATACTCTATGGTATCATGGCAATAGAAGGAGGCGAGTTGAATGAAAATGATTTCAGTCCAGACGTTTTTAGATGCAGAGGATCACACCCGCTTCAAAATAGTTTGCGCAAAGAAGAAGGAGAGTATTGAGGCGGCGACTCGAAGACTGATCGTCGAGTACGTGGCGAAGGAAAAGCGCAAGGAGGTGGTTTGATGGTTTGGACGCATCTAAACCTTTTTGGAATCGGATTTTGCGGTGCCATCGTTCTAGCCATCATGCTAGGTCCGCTGCTCCTGCCGGATGACGAGGTAGACATAATGAGGAGGGGAAAAAAGAAATGAGCGAGTTCAAACTGATGTGCGCGGCGCTGGATGCGGTTGATCGGGCGCTGGAGAACCAGGAGCCGCCGTTGAAATGCCGTGAGTGCCCGGATCTCCAGGACGTAGTGGATTACCCGGCAGGGCAGGAATACGGCAGCGTGACTTACTACGATCAGTGTGTGCGAAGGGGAGGTTGCGACCATGAATAAAAGCTGTGATTGCCATATCTGCGTCCACGCTTCGGTTTTTCTCGGTGCAGAACCCTGTCTCCCTTGTCACCCTGACGAGAACGGCGGTACTAACTTTGAACCGAGAGAGTATCCCGAATATAAGACTCTGCAAGAAATCGTAGATCAACTGGTCTGGTGTGGTTATGAGTGTGAGGGCGGTCCCTTGAGACTCAATACGGCTTTCATTGCTCTTCAGAAGAGAGCAGAAAACGAGATCTCTGCCAAGGATGCCCGGATCAAGGAACTTGAAGCCGAATGCAACGTACTGGGCAACAGTTTGGCCACCCGCATGGAGCGGGAACGGGGACTGCTGCAAGCGCTTGAACTGATCCATGTTGACCAGGAGACCGTCGATAAAAAGGTTCCCTGCCTGGTCGAGGCCGCAACGAACTTGCTGACGTTTCTTGAGGACAAAGGCGAGTGCGAGATATGCACTCAAGGCAGCTATGGCGACGAAGGCGGAGTGTTTTTTGAGCTTGACCCCTATGATCGGGTGGCGTTGCCGCACGAAGAATTAGCGAAGTTACATGAAACGTTAGACAAGGCAATCAACGAAATGGAAGGGGGCGTTAAGTATGGATAAGACGCTGACATTGGAAATGTTGAAAGAGATGGCACCGCACACCGTAATCAAATCAGGGAAAGCATTCGTTGAAGATTACTGGGATTCAACTAAGGAAATGCTGATTGATTACGTTGCTGTCCGAGGTGGTATCCATGATTGGGCGATCTACTACGCCCCAGCAGGTCAGGCACCGCAAGAGCAGAATATGCAATGTGGTGACAAGATGCACAACCCGAAGAGCATCAAAGGATGTGTCCCGTGCGATGATGCTGCGCTGAAGATGTACAGGCAATAGAAAAACCGCCTAAAAGAAGGCGGCCAATCAAACTACTTAAGCCCCATTATAGGGCAGAAAGCGGGGAAATACAATGCCACTAGGAACACAAGAACTTATCGAAGCAGTGGAGGATTACGAAGCAGCCGGCATCTGGCCGGATGAAGAGCAAATGGTTGCGGCCACACAATGCGACCAATTCCAGATCGCTACGAAAGACCAAGCAGCATGGGCCCTCCGCAAGATGAGCAAGATTCAGGCCGAAGTGAATGAGAACGCCCTGGCCGCCGACATCGAGATCAAGCGGATCATGGACTGGCGGATCAGCGAGAACGCCAAGCTGCAGGGGAGTCTCAACTTCTTCGAGTACCTGCTCATGGGCTATATGCAGCAGGAGCGCCAGGCTGATCCCGCCGTCAAGACAATCAAGCTTCCCCATGGCAGCCTCAAGATGCGGGCGCAACAACCGGAGTTCACCTACGACGAAGAGGCGCTACTGGAATGGGCGCGCAAGGTTATGCCCAGCTCAATCATCGTCAAAGAGTCGTTCCCGAAACAAATCGCCAAGGATTGGCTCAAGACCACCGGGGAGATCCCGGACGGTATAACCATTACTGACAGGCCGGATAAATTCTCCGTGGAGGTGATCTGAGATGGCAAACAAAGACTTAATAATTCTGCTCCGCAAATTAGCCGAGGTTGGTAAAGAAGTTTCAAGCGTCGCCAAGGCTGGCTATAACGAAAAACAGAAATACGACTACGCTAAAGAGGCCGACTTTAAGCGAGAGGTTCGCGGGCCGTTCTACAACAAAGGTTTAGTGATCATCCCGGAGATACAAGAACGCAACAACTATGACGGGACCACCGGAAGCGGAACCGTAATGCACTATTCCGACGTGATCGTAAAGTACACGGTCTACGATTCGGAAACCGGCGAGAGTCTCTCAGGATCATCCGCAGGATCAGGGTTTGACGCTGGCGACAAGGCGATATATAAAGCCCTGGCCGGCTCATTCAAATACTGGCTGGCTCAGTCCAATATGATCCCCACCGGCGACGACCCCGAAGATGACAGCGAGAAAAAGAACGGCCACAGCCCCGTTCAAGAGGCAAGGCTCCAGGCCGCAAAGGAATCCACTCAGAAGCCCACAACTGCCCCAGGAGCCGCGCAAGGTTCTCCGGCAACCGTTCCCACTCAGGGCGCTCCGATCCCCGGCGCAAATACCGTCCTGTCGTTCGGCAAGCACAACGGAGAGACTCTCGCCGATGTCTACGCGGATCGTCCTGACTATGTCAAGTGGCTCGCCGGATCGAAAGATGGAAAGGCCAACAGCGAAAAGATGCAGTCAATCGCCCTCGCTTTTCTGGCGGCGCAACCTGTCGTTCCGGCCCCGCTAACCTGGTCATCCTTCTGGCTGCACATGCGGGATCTTGGCCTCGATTCGCCGGAAGGGAAAGAGACGATCCACGCCCAGGCCGCCACTCTATTTAATGTGGCGATTGACAAATTGACAGACGTGATCAAAAACCAGGGATCGCTTGACCTGCTGGATCAGACCATCACCGCCGTGGTGAATAGTCAGAACCATCCGGGTCCTGATATCCCAGAGTGGGATGACGCCCACCCACCGTTCTAATGATCACGACCCCGCATCGCATCGCTGACCGCAAGGCCATAGAGAAAGCGAGAAAACCCTACTGCGAGCTTTGCGGTCGTCCGGCTTACGGAGAGCCACACCACATCAAGAGCGTTGGCAGCGGAGGTGATGACGTTCCGGAGAACATGGTCCAGCTATGCGCCGGTGATCATACCAGAGTTCACACCGGGCAGATCAGCAAGGAAACCCTGCGAGAGATAGTCCGGCAAAGAGAGGATGGAGGACATCATGATCAAGAATAAAATCCCGCTGGGAACAAGGGTTGAGTTCACGGCAATATCAGAATCCGTTTGGCACCGCCCGGATGAAGAGTGGGATTACCGGACACGGCGAAATCAAAACCGTCGGGAGGTTGTCAAGCGTAAGTGTTTCGGACCTGGCGGCATCGTTACCGAAGGCATGATCTGCGGTGTCCGGGTATTGCAGGAGGGCCGCATAAAACAGGATACGGCTGACTTTGAGACAGGCTACCAGGACCCGCCTTATTGGTGCGCTACGAGGCATGTGGATGTTTACCTTGTTGCCATAAACTACGCAAGATTGGTGAGAGTACAGCCGGAAGACATTCTAATTCAGGAGGCTAAATAACATGGAAAATCAACAAGAATACGGCATGACAGCCCAGGAAAGAGCCGAGAGAGCACCTGAGGCGATCCAGCGTGAGATCCTCGACATCGAGCGGCAGACGGTCGAACTGATGCCACGGCTTGAAGCGAAGAACAAGGAGTTCCAGCAGGCCAGAGCAGATTTTGAGGTGGACAAGCTACGCTTAAAACTGCTCAAAGAGCGTAGAAGCGCATTGCAGAGCGTACTCAAGAGCCTGAAATAGATGTTGCGGGGGCGGCCAGCTAGACTGGCACAGCAAATTTGAGAGGAGCAAAAAAGAATGTCTGACATCATTGTTACTTGTCAAGAAGACTGGGACCGTATCCCGGCAGATTCGCAGGATTGGATCTATCTCAAATCATCCCCGGAGTCCCGGATCGTGATCGCCCAGCGAAAGGGATTTCGCGTTGAGGCCAGGGAGCACAGCAGCGTTGTGGCCAGGGGGAACAGCAGCGTTGAGGCCTGGGAGAACAGCAGCGTTGAGGCCTGGGAGAACAGCAGCGTTGTGGCCTGGGGGAACAGCAGCGTTGTGGCCTGGGGGAACAGCAGCGTTGTGGCCTGGGAGAACAGCAGCGTTGAGGCCAGGGAGCACAGCAGCGTTGAGGCCTGGGAGCACAGCAGCGTTGTGGCCTGGGAGAACAGCAGCGTTGTGGCCAGGGGGAACAGCAGCGTTGAGGCCTGGGAGAACAGCAGCGTTGAGGCCTGGGAGAACAGCAGCGTTGTGGCCTGGGGGAACAGCAGCGTTGAGGCCAGGGGGAACAGCAGCGTTGTGGCCTGGGTGAACAGCAGCGTTGTGGCCTGGGAGAACAGCAGCGTTGAGGCCAGGGAGCACAGCAGCGTTGTGGCCTGGGGGAACAGCAGCGTTGTGGCCTGGGAGAACAGCAGCGTTGAGGCCAGGGAGCACAGCAGCGTTGAGGCCAGGGAGCACAGCAGCGTTGTGGCCTGGGAGCACAGCAGCGTTGTGGCCAGGGGGAACAGCAGCGTTGAGGCCTGGGAGAACAGCAGCGTTGAGGCCAGGGAGCACAGCAGCGTTGTGGCCAGGGAGAACAGCAGCGTTGTGGCCCGGGAGAACAGCAGCGTTGATGCCCAAGCCAATGTTCAGATCGTCAAATTTTCGGATACTGCCAAGCTTACCATCGCCGGCAACGCCCGGATCGTCAACGGATACCCGCAGAGCATCGAGGAATACCTGGACCTGCATGGCATCGCACACAAAGACGGCATCGCCACGCTGTACAAGTCTGTACGCCCCGATCTCTGCTCCTTCCATTCAGGCCCGCGGGTGCAGTACGTGATCGGTGAGACCGTCCGCCAGGACTGCGACCCGGATGTGAGCAGAAACTGCTCCGTAGGTCTTCATGTCTCACATCTCGCCTGGGCGCTAGATTTCGGCAGAAGCGCCACTGACGGGAAGCCGTTCAGGGTTATCGAAATCGCCGTGCCCATCAGCGCCATCGTGCTGCCCAGCGAGTGCGACGGCAAAGTGAGGACGCCGGAACTGACGGTACTGCGGGAGGTGCCGGCCGAGGAGTGGGGATTGTACGGCCGCATCCTGGCCAAGCGGTGGAAGCCGGAGGGCGTTGCTTAATGCGCGCCCTGATCCTGGCCCTCCTGCTCCTGATCTACCCACATCCGCTCGCCGTCGATCATCTGCCCGGCGCCGGCAAAATGAGCACGGCGCAAACATTCCTGGCCACCGCGTACGTCGCCACGGGGAACCCCACCAGAAGCGGCAGGATGCCCCAGGTTGGACGGACGGTCGCAGTGGACAAGAGTATCATCCCGCTAGGTTCCATCGTCGTGGTAGACGGCCACAGGTACGTGGCAGAGGATACCGGCGGGGCGATCCAGGGGAACAGGTTGGACCTGTTCGTCGCATCCAGGCATGAGGCCATAAGTTTCGGCCGGCGAGAAGTTGAGGTAGAGGTGGAGAAGTGAGAATCCTAGTTGCTTGTGAAATGTCCGGCAGAGTTCGAGACGCTTTCATCAAGAGAGGCCACGACGCCATAAGCTGTGACTTTTTACCTTCGCTCTCACCAGGACCGCATCTTCGGTGCAATGTTTTGGACATCTTGAGTGATGGCTGGGACATGATGATCGCCTTCCCGCCATGTACCTACCTCTGCTCGTCAGGAGCAAGGTGGTGGAAAGACAGACAGTATGAGCAGGGGTTCGCTCTGCTATTTGTCCGGTGTATGATGAACGCTCCAATAGAGAGAATCTGCATCGAGAACCCTGTCGGTATCATTTCAACCAAGATCGGAGCCCCGGATCAGATAATTCACCCGTGGTGGTTTGGACACGGCGAGACCAAGACAACCTGTCTCTGGCTGAAGAATCTCCCGCTCCTGAAACCAACGAACATTGTTATAGGTAGAGAGAATCGAATCCACAAAATGAGCCAGACAAGAGACAGGGGATTGCTACGAAGCATCACGTATCAGGGAATTGCAGACGCGATGGCAGATCAATGGGGTGCGGCAGAATGATCGTGGAGATGCGAGGTACATCGTGACCGAGACCATTGAGACCATCCGCACCCGTTTCATTACTGCCGATGACGTACGCGCATTCTACGCCGGCTACTATCACGATGGCCTGCCGGTCAACGAGAGGCACGTCGAGCAGACCTGTGCGAATTACGGGATCAAGTATGTGGTGCCGCTTGACGTGATCCGCTACCCAGCGACAGAATTTGAAGCGTTTTGGATGGAGGCGCAAGGATGACACAGTGTGAGTTTTGCCTTGAAGAAGTAAAGCACACCGCATCTACTGAGTTCAACGGGCACTATTGTGAAGCCTGTTATCGTTTAGTAATTTCTGCATCACGAACCGCGATTAAAGAAATAAAAGCAGAACGCGCTGCTGATAGAAACAAGACCAGGCAAACCCTGCGCGGGGAGGCGCAAGCATGAAATTGTACATCTGCAAGGAGAAGCCCGAGTCGCTGATGATCGATGTTGTGGCCGCTCCTGATGCCAAAGAACTGCGAGGCAAATACAGAGTGATCATCGAGGTCAACGACATCACCGGAACGGACGGCCAACGGTATGAGGCGATTCCGACGCTGAGGAAGAGGACGAAGCAGGATCAGTTATTCGAATAAGAAGGGAGAGAGACCGATGCCAGGCTACAAAGATCCGAACGCCGAGGGCAATAGCGCCAAGTATCACACGGGTAAGCCGTGCATAGAACCCGGCTGCAACGAACCAGCGGGAACAGGCTGGGGGCCGCACTGGTGCTTCAAGCACAACGTGGAGAGAATTGACCGCATCAGTCGCCAGATGGAGCAGATAAACGAAAATTGGCCTGCGCACAGATACGACTAAGAAGGGGGAGAGCGCGTGAAACTGTTTGTCATAGGCGCTAAGTGTCGCAGACAACAGCTAATTGCAGCAGCGGATAGAGTAAGAGTCTGGAATCATTATCCGCTCCATAGCGCCGAGGAGATTACCACCGTCACCGACAAGGACGGCAACAAATACCGTGTCCTGCTGGTCGATGATCGTGCCTGCCAAGGCGGAGGATGCTGCGTGACATGCGGAAAAAAAGGGGGAGAGACAATTGACAGATGACACCCGCAATGGAAGTAGCACAGTAGCGCCATACCAGCGTTGGTTTGATGGGTATGGCAACCCGATAGATCCACCAGATCATACCGCCGAGTGGCTTGCAGATAACATCCGGCTGCGGCAGGAGAACGCCGAACTGCAGGATCGCATAATGCAAACTGCGATGGAAAATGCGCGGGCGATCATGGAGTCCGAGACAATTAAGGCCATGCAGCAGGAAATCAGATCCTTGCGCCAGACCATCGAGGCGCTCAAGAGCAACGCGAAGGTGTTTGACGCGGCCAGCAAGGAGCGGGAAAAGAGGCTGCGGGATGCGCTGGAGCCGTTTACGAACTGGTTCTGTGATCCTGATTGCAAGTGCAAGGGTTGCCCTGTAGAGGGTGATTGCAAAGGAGAGATTGCAAGGCAAGCCCTGGAAGGAGTGAGTGAGCGATGAATGAGTATGGCTACGCACCAAGACCAGACGAAATAGCTACCACGATAAGGCAGGAGAACGGCGTGGTGTATAGGTCAACAGAAACCGTCAGCACCATAACCGGCAATCCAGAAGGGCTATCTGTTACGCCACCAATAGACAACGGCTGGACGATGGAGATCGAGAGGCTGAAAGCCGAGGTTGAGCGGCTGCAGGCGGAGGCGGCGGGGATGCGACTGGCGCTGGAAGAGTGTCTGGCAATCATAGTTAAATTACGTGACTATAACCCAAAATCCCATGAAATCAAGGTCATGCTGGCAGAAACGTATATCAAACCGAACTGGGGCATAATCGAAGGTGCTGAAGCCGCGCTTTCTACCACCGCTGGCGCATCTCTACTTGACCGGCTGAAGAAGGCTGAGGCTGGTATTAAACGGCTGGCTGCTTTTGATGCTACGTTTCTGGCTGCATGGTTTGCGAGTCAGGCAGACGACGGCGACACAGATTATTTATATGATACCATCATGGACTTTCATGCCGCTGTCTCTATCCTTGAAGCATCCATGCGCATACCGCTTTACCCTGGTTATCGCAAGAAGATCGCTGAGGCGTTAGGGTTGTCGGAAGAGATCCTGTTCGACAGTGGGAATACTACTGCCTAATTTTTTTTACCCGTATGTTGGAAAAATGTTCCTACGTTGGAGGGTTGCTGGAATGGACTGGTTCAGGTGCTACACCGAGCTGCCGGATGAGCCAAAATTAGAGGATATGCCTCCTATCGCTTCCTGGTTTTGGGTAGTCATAATGTGCCTTGCAAACAAATCACCCCGGCGCGGTTATTTACTCATGGGCGAAGGAGTTCCATACACACTTAAGAGCGTAGCAAGAAAGGCTAGGATTCGTTACGATCACGCTAGGAATTTTTACGAACGGTTTACGATTCTTTTGATGATCGAAGTGGTTGATCTTGATGGGCAACCTACGATGCACCTAACCAACCATAATAAAAGGCAATATATTAGCGATGACAGTACTCCCAGGGTTCAGAAACATAGAGCAGGAAACGTTTCAGAAACGTTACTGAAACAGAAGTGTAACGACTATGTAACACCCCCAGATACAGATACAGATACAGATACAGATACAGATCAAGTACCTAATACGTCCGCGCCAGAAATCTTGCCTATTCTTGCCGTGTTAAAAAATATCAACGGCTATCCATTTGAACCTACGGCAGATGTTAAATATCTTGTCACCATTGCCGGCGAATTCCCGGGCTTGGATTTGCTTGCCGAGGCTAAGGCATGGGCTGTCTATAAACTGGACAAGCCTCTAGAGAAGAAATCGAATCCCCGATCACAATTTAGGCGATGGTGCTTCAATGACTTTGAAAAATTAGCGAAAGGTGGCAATGGCAATGGGAGAGGTAAGGCAAATATCGGATCTGGTACAGGGAGCGCAACAGGCTGCGGGGAAATGGAAGAATGGGAGAAGCGAATCTATTCCTGAGTGTGAGTTCTGCCATAGACCCTACTATGAAGAGTGCAGCTGTCCAGGAGCTAGAGCAAAAACAATGCTCGGCTATGCCCTGGAAAGGTCGCGGCTCCCTGCCCGCTACCATGAGGCAACCTTTGAGAATGCCAAAAGAACCAGCCACAACCGGGAGGCCTACGACAAAGCCTTTGCCTATTGTGATCTATTCACCTTCATTCCGAACAAGAGACATGGCAACAAAGCGACAGTCCCGGAGAAGTCTTTATTCATCACGGGCGAGGCCGGCGAGGGTAAAACCTATTTAGCGGGGGCTTGCTGTAACTTACTGCTGCAAAAAAAGATCGGCGTCACGTTCGGTAACGTCATCTCTCTGCTTGGAAGGATCAAGGACACCTATAAAAACGACAGCGGCGAATCGGAAGAGCAGGCCATAGACAAACTGACCGATGTTGACCTTTTGATCCTCGACGATCTCGGCAAAGAGAAGGTCACACAGTGGACGGAGCAGATGCTCTACTACGTGATCAACAACCGCTATGAGAATCTGAAACCGATGATCATAACCAGCAACTTCAGCTTGACGGATCTCAAGAAGCGTTACGAAGTCGGCCCGTATATTGTCTCTCGCCTGGTGGAGATATGCGACGGCCTGAGAATGGTCGGCGACAATTGGCGGAAGAGGTGATTAAAACGATTTGCCCCTGCGGTTCATCGACGATCACAGTCCGTCACTGCGGCCAGCCTGTCAAGCTCTGTACGCATTGCGGCAGATTACTCCAGATCGACTACACGCGCGGCACGGCCCGCGTTCTCTGGCAGCCGAGAAGGAGGGCCGGATGATGGATCGCTGGCTGAACAAAGTAATATGCGGGGATTGCCTCACGATCATGCCTGAACTGCCGGATCGCTCCATCGATATGATTCTCTGCGATCTCCCCTACGGGACAACGGCTTGCAAGTGGGACACGATCATTCCGTTTGAGCCGTTGTGGAAGGAATATAAGCGGCTGATCAAGGACAACGGGGCGATAGTGCTATTTGGACAAGATAAATTTACTGCAAGATTAATGCTCTCAAATGAAAAGTGGCATCGATATAACCTAGTATGGATCAAGAATCGAAGTACAGGCTTTCTTAATGCCCAAAGGATGCCCTTGCGAATCCATGAAGATATTTGTGTATTCTATGAAAACTTGCCAAAATATAATCCACAAATGGAGCAAGGCCAAAGAACGCATAAGCGGGGAACGAAAGGAACTGCTGAGAATAATTGCTATGGTAAATTTGATGTCGCTTATGCAGGTAAAGAAACGGGTAATCAAAAATATCCGAATAGTACCTTATATTTTGATAGGGTATTAAATGCGCTCAATGTCCATCCTACCCAAAAGCCCGTTGCGCTCTTTGAATATCTGATCCGCACCTACACCAACGAGGGCGACACCATATTAGATAACTGCATCGGATCAGGCACAACAGGAATCGTGGCGATAAACTCAGGCCGCAACTTCATCGGCATAGAGAAAGACCCCGAAATGGCAACTCTAGCAAGAAAGCGCATCGCGCAGGAGACAGCCCAAGAGAGGATGTTCGTATGAGCAAATTGCCGATGCTAGAATCAGACATCAAGGGTGCCGCCCGTGATTACCTTCTGCTGACAGGTTGGTTTACATTCCCGATCATGCAGGGCATGGGCAGTTATCATGGTATCCCTGACAGGTACGCGATCAAGAACGGGATCGAGGTATGGATCGAGTTCAAAAGACCCGGCGGCAAACAGTCGGAGAAGCAGAAAACATTCCAAAGCGAGATTGAGAGACACGGCGGCCACTATATTCTGGCCGAGAGCATCGACGAGCTAATCGAGAAACTGAAAGAGAGGGTATAAAATGCCACAGTCAGTGCAGGACAAAAGAGATGACAGGGCTTTCGTTCAGGAGACGATCTACGAGATGTGCCATGGGTGTTGCCGCGATGGAGTGAGTACCTGCCGGGTCTACACCGACCCCAGACATCTCTACGCGACCTATGGCAAATGTTTCGCCAAGATGGACACGGCGCGGGCCAAGCAAATCGAGCAGACGTTGAAGTTCTACACACCTGATCCGCTGCGATGGCTTGCGAAGATCAACAGGTTGAGGAAAGAGGCATGTCAATGTTCCCGGTGATCTGCCCGGCATGTGGTGAGATGGGACCGGATGGAAAGGTGTGGCAATGCGGTTGCGGACTGTACACTCACTACCCTGAGGATCTAAGAGTTACGGCGCGCTGGCGGAAGACTCTCGACATGATGCATTACCACATCACGAGCTTTGGAGGACAGAGCCAGAAGTCCAAGAGATACGGCGGGAAGAAAGTAAAAGCTGACTACGACTGGAGGTATCGGATAGAATGAAAAATATTTCAGGAAAAGTATTGACAAACACTCCGAAATTTTTTATACTGAACTTGAGATCTTTATGCATTTTTCTGGTTTGCCAATAATTACCGCGCAAAGACAATACCCGCCTTGTGATGAGCGGGTATCTTTTTGTAGAAATTTATTTATTTTTTGTGCCGGCCACCCAGTTTGCCGTTAGTGCGAGAGGCAACCTGTTTGGCGAGAGACTTGGACGATCCGCCCTTGCGACCGAGGGTAGCAGCAGCAGCAGAGGTTTCAATCTCCTCACGGATGGCCGGGAGCATAAAGGGCTTGGGCGGCAGAACACAGTTGGCGAAGGTTTTCATCAGCCCGGCATCACTGGTATCATGCGCCTGGTCAGCGCGGAACTTGGCGGCGTAGCTTTTAATAAGTTGGGAGCGGGTATTTTCGCCCATTATTGTCCACTGTTCAACTTGCATTTTATTCCCCTCTCTGCCGGGATAAGGCTCCCGGCTGGCCGATTATGTTAATCCCAGTACGGAGTGCCGTATGTTGTCGGCGTGTGTCCTTTAGCCCTGGCAATATATTCCCGGTAGTAGTCATAGCCTGACGGGATTTGTATACCCTGGTGGTGTACGCGTCTTTCTAGCCCGAGCAGGTTTTTTAATTCTTCCTGGTCGCTCGGTGACATGTGGCCAAAAGGTTTGCTGGCGTCCTCGTACTCTGTGTATTCGTCATTGAGGTTCAGGCGTGGTTCAAAGTGCCAGGTGCAGCGTTTGGGCGGAGCGTCAATCTTTAGCCAACCGTGAGCAGTACCCTTACCGCCGGTCACGCTCCACGTCTTGCCTGATCTATTCTGCAATGCGTTCTTGATGGTGGCGATAACATCGTTGCGGCTCATGCTCTGTTGCTGATTCGGGAACTCCAGAACTACTGCCATTTTATTTTGCCTCCTCTGCCGGGTTGACCGGCCCCCTCTATCTACTATCAGTATAAATCTAATCGCTTAGGCTGTATATAGGACTATTGGGCAAACAATTAAATTATTTTGGTGGTGGTGACGATGGCGCAGCGAGGCAGGCCGAACAAATATGCAGCCCAGAAAGCAGAATTGCTGCTGAAGTTCGAGAGTTATATTGCCCGGGAGAAGGTTCCCATTGTCGCTGAGTTCGCTTCACAGACCGGGATTTTGCGGGATTGGTTATACGATCAGCCAGATTTCTCCACTCTATTAAAAAAATGTGTCCAAAAGAAAGAGGCCGGCCTTGAACGGTTAGCCCTGAAGAACAACTGCAACACGTCGATGGCAATCTTCTCGCTCAAGCAATTGGGTTGGACAGACAAGCATGACCACACCGCCGATCTGTCCATCACCGTAAGGTTGCCCGAGAATATGAGAGAAACGAAGTAACCCCCGCAATATTGCCACGTAGTTTCATACCACCGCCTTTGTTATCGCGTGTCCTGAGGCATCCTGAAGCGAGGTTTTATGCCGACAATAGACCTGACATCCTTACCGACGCTTACCAACGATGTTTTCTACCCGCTCTACACAAACAAGTCCCGCTACCTGATTTTATGGGGCGGCGCCGGAAGTGGCAAGAGTGTATTCGCCTCGCAAAAGATCGTCGTTAGAACTCTGGCTGAGAAAGGTCATCGGTTCCTCGTTGTTCGCAAAGTCGCCAAGACGATCCGTCAATCATGCTTCGCTGAGATCTTGAACATCATATCGACCTGGGATCTATCCGCCTTCTTCACCGTCAACAAGACAGACATGGAAATAAGATGCGCCAACGGGAACACGATCATCTTTGCCGGCTGCGATGATGTCGAGAAATTAAAATCGATTCACGGCATCACGGGAGTCTGGGAAGAGGAGGCCAGCGAATTAGATGACACAGATCACAAGCAGCTTGACCTACGGCTCCGAGGCCAAAGCAAGCACTACAAGCAGATTATTCAAAGCTTCAATCCGGTCTCCGTTACCCATTGGCTCAAGGCTCTGGTTGATAAGCAGAGTCAAGATACAACCGCCCATCACTCTACGTATAAAGACAACCGTTTTATCGACGCCGAATATACCAGGCTCATTGAATCCTTCAAGGGCGTAGACGATTATTACTACAGCGTCTATGGCCTTGGCGAATGGGGAGTCACCGGAAAGACGATCTTCCCCGCCGCAATCGTTACAGCCAGGATAGCAGAACTGAGGACAATCATCCCGAAGAAGGGGTTGTTTATATACGGCTGGGACAATGACTGGTTCACCGAAAAACAGAAATGGCAGAGTGAGGATGATGGCTACATACGGCTCTACAGCGAGCCACGGAAAGGATTACCGTATGTCATCGGAGCAGACACAGCCGGAGAAGGATCAGACTACTTTGCGGCGCAGGTGCTGGATAATACTACGGGATCACAAGTGGCTGTCCTGCATCACCAGTTTGACGAGGACCTGTTTTCCAGGCAAATCTTTTGTTTGGGGATGCACTACAATCAAGCCCTCGTTGGCATTGAGGCGAACTTCAGCACTTACCCTGTCAAAGAATTGGAGCGTCTGTCTTACCCTCGCCAATACGTCAGGGAACAGACACCAGACGCCTTCACTGGGAAACTTAGCAATCGTTACGGCTTTCACACCGATAAACTTACCAGGCCAGCAGCAATCAGCCATCTGGTAAAAGTGGTTCGGGAACACATAGAGACGATCAACGACATCCCCACGCTAGAGGAAATGTTGACGTTCGTTCGCAACGAGAAAGGGAAGGCCGAGGCTCAGGGCGGCAAGAACGACGATCTGATCATGTCTCTAGCAATAGCTCACTACATCCGGGATCAGGCCTCCTTCGACCTACCGAAGGAAGAGGGCGGCAAGCGATTGGACGAGCTGGATCAGGACTTGCAGGAAGATTATTGGAGCGCGAGCGCAGAGACCAGACAAGAGTTGTTAAAGCGATGGAGGGTGAGAGTGTAATGTTTGGGGGCATCCTCATGGGCATGTTGATCGGTTTCGTGCTGGGGCGTGGTATGGGTCAACCGAAGAGAGGAGGAGCAGACAATAGAACTTCGAGCCTTGGATTTATCGGACATGGAATTAATACGCCAGTGGAGGAACGGCTGCCTGGAGACTTTACGGACGCCGTATCCGTTGACGAGGGAGATGCAGGAATCATTTTACAAAGACGTCTGCAACCGCCCCGATACCCGCTACTGGGCGCTGGTGGAGAACGGCAAGACTATCGGCATGGGCGGTTTGACTAACATCCAGTGGGAGAATCGTATCGCGGAGATCAGTTTGATCCTCGCTCCTGGTGAGAGATACAAGAACATCGGATCATCCGCCGCTGATCTCATTCTCAACGAGGGATTTCGCAGCATGGGTTTGAAGACGGTTTACGGCGAGTGCTATTACTGCAACGCCGCAGGGATCAATTTCTGGAAGAAGTACATCGAGGCGGATGGGAGATCGCGGAGTGAAATCTATTCGACGAAATTGCCAAACAGGAAATTCCGCAACGGCCTATTCTATGATTCGCTGTATTTTTCCATTGATGCGCCATGATCATACTGGACTTCGGCTCAGGCAATACCTGCCAGAACGACGTTGACATCGTTAAGCGGATGATAGACGAGCTCAAGGCCGTGGACACAGGCAAACACGAAATCGTAATCAAATGGCAATTGTTTATCCATGCAGGGGAGAATCTTCTGCTGAACCACACCATCTTTGACATCGCCTATGAGTACGCAGCGAAACTTGGTTACAGAACAACGGCGAGCGTGTTCGATCAATCATCTCTTCACTTCCTGCTCAAGTATGACGTGCCGTTTGTGAAAATCGCCAACAGAAGAGAATTGGACTGGCTGGTAGGCGAGGTGCCGCGCAAGGTCAAGGTAATCGTATCAGGAAGAGATCTCTGCTGCGTCTCGGAGTATCCGGCTACAGTCGAGCAGTACGAATGGAGATACGCACCGGATCAGCTTCACCAGGGCATCAGCGACCACACGACAGACTTTACCCTATGGCATCGCTACAGTCCGTTGCTCTATGAGTGTCACTACAAACTTGAGGATTCAATTGGTCTGGACGCGGGAGACTTCAGTCGCACTCCTGAAATGCTCAAGGAGATTTTATGAAAAAACGATGCGACCTATGCAAACATATCGGAATCGATTGTGGCCCAACAATATGCAATGACGATGGAACAGTAAACAAAAGACGCTACCGAGAATGTGAGAACCATAGCGCGTGGGAACCTATGAGCAATATTAAGCGCATCTGCCCAGACAATAAGACCGCTTTGATTAAGTGGATCGAAGATAACTTCCACAACATCGATCAGTTTGTTTTTGTCGCCCGCATGAGTAATAGCGTCACCACGACGATCTATGACTGCTTTACCTATTATGACTCAGTTGCCATGACTGGGATCGCCCAGAACGTCATGCACGAGTTGGAGTACGATGATGCGTTTATCTGCAAGGAGAGAGAATGAATATACTCATCACCGGGGGAACGGGATCATTTGGCAGATTTTTCACCAAATACATACTGACGCAGAATCCGGCCCGCGTGATCGTGTTCTCCCGGGACGAATTAAAACAGTACGAGATGCAGCAGGAGATCCAGGACGAGCGGCTGAGATTCTTCATCGGCGACATAAGAGACAAGGAAAGACTGCTCGCTGCGTTCAGGGGTGTCGATTACGTCATCCACGCGGCCGCCATGAAGCAAGTAGAGTCTTGCGAGTACAATCCCTTCGAAGCCGTAAAGACAAACGTCCTGGGAGCACAGAACATCATAGAGGCGGCGATAGAATGCAAAGTCAAGAAAGTGATCGCGTTGAGCACGGACAAAGCCTGCGCCCCTGTGAATACTTACGGCAAGTCAAAAGCACTAATGGAATCTCTTTTCGTTGCCGGGAACAATTATGCTGGTTCGATGCAGACCCGTTTTGCTGTTACACGCTATGGCAACGTAGTCTCATCGCGGGGGTCTGTGATTCCCTTGTTCTTGAAACAGAGAGAGACCGGAACGATCACCCTGACCTCGGAAAGAATGACGCGGTTCTGGATCACACTGGATGAGGCCGTAAGATTTGTCCACGCCTCTCTTCTCCGTATGCACGGCGGGGAGATCTTTGTCCCGAAGATACCGAGCATGAAGATAACGGACTTAGCTAAAGCAATCGCTCCTGGATGCAAAGTAAAAGTGACCGGCATCAGACCAGGCGAGAAGCTCCATGAGACCCTGATCACCGAGGACGAGGCGAGACACACTATCGAAGACCAAGAGTACATCATCCTTCCTGAATACCCCGAATGGGGTAGGCACTACGATAAACCAATGGGAGGCTATGAACTGTCGAGCGATAAAAATACAGAATGGCTGACAGTGAAAGACATGGGGGGAAGATTATAATGGATTCTAACTTTGCCAATATCATAAAGCTGGTTATATTGGTGTTCATTGGTGAGATGCTGGCACTTGCGACTGGAAATCAGTTGTTTCTCTATGTACCAGCCGGGGTTGCTGTTTCTTTCTGTTTAGTGGTTTTAATATCTGGTACATACTGATGTTATTTTTAGGCACGGTTCAACTCGGTATGCCCTATGGCTGCAACAACAAGACCGGCCAGCCCTCGCGCAAGGAAGCACTTGAAATGCTGGCCTACGCCAAGGAAAGGATCGACTGGTTCGACACCGCCGAGGCATACGGCAGCGAAGAGATCCTTGGCGAGTCCGGTATGAAGGGGAAGAAGGTCATCACCAAGCTGTTGCCCAATTGTCTGGATGGAGTCAGCGACGTAAAAACGGCGGTCAGGGAACACCTCGAAGGATCGCTCAAGAGGTTGAAGCTGGATCAGGTCGAGGGGTATCTGTTGCACACTCCGAGATATGCAAGTGACCATGAAATATACGAAGCGATGTTTACTGCCAGAGAAGCAGGACTGACTAAAAATATAGGTGTAAGCGTTTACGGTACAGACGAAGCACTACACACAATGAGGATGGCTTATAATTTTGTTCAATTCCCGTTTGGTGTTTTAGATCAGCGAATGAAAGAAATACCCGATTGGTACAAAGGTGATATTAAGGAATTTGCTCGCGCCCCATTCACTCAGGGCGCAGTGTTCACACAGTTTCCGCCGGCTGTTCAGTTCAGGGAACTCTGCCGTCAGTACGGAGCGACGCCCGTCCAAGGCGCCCTAGGCTATGCTTTGTCAAACTACGACAACGTAGTATTTGGCTGCGAGACAATGAAACAACTTGAAGAGGACCTGGCAGAGATACCGAAGAACCCGAAGCTCTACAAACGGATCAGGAAGGAGCTAGGACACTGCGATCTAATGTTCAATTCACTATGGGCAAAGTAGTAGCGATCATCCAGGCGCGCATGGGTTCGACGAGATTACCCGGCAAGGTTCTTCTCCCGCTCGGTGGTAAGCCGATGATCGTGCAGATGGTGGAGCGAGTGAAGCGGGCTGCGCTGGTGGATGAAGTGTGGGTGGCGATACCGATACCCGACAGGCCGACAGAACTTTGCGACGTGCTGGTTGACAACGGTATTGCCTGTATGTGCGGCAGCGAGGAAGATGTTTTGGATAGATATTATCATGTTGCAAATCTTGTTGGAGCCGATCATATCGTCCGCCTTACCGCCGACTGCCCGCTGATTGACCCGAACGTGATTGATATGGTGATCGATGATAGCGAGGACTTTGATTATTGCAGTAATGTTCACCCTGAGACTTTCCCTGACGGAATGGATGTTGAAGTCTTTTCGTTTGAGATGTTGGAAAAGGCTTGGAAAGTATCAACAGAGCGTGAGCATGTCGGCACCGCAATATACAACGAGGAACTCTGCATGAGAAGAAATGTTGAATGTTGGAGGGAACTTTCTAATTATCGTCTCACTGTTGATTACATCGAAGATTATCAGGCAGTAAGAACAATATGGGATGCCATGCCGGAGAACTTTACCCTGTTTCATATTCTTCGCTATCTGAGAGAGCATCCTGAAGTGAGGGCGATCAATTCGGGGCATCACAGGAATGAAAAGACGGAGGGCAAATGAACAGGATACCTGGAACAACCGGGACGTTCAGCAAGGGGCCCACTCAGTGGCCTGGTGTCGGCAAAGCAGAGAGAGGCAAAGGCTGCAAGCTTTGGATTGACGGCAAGGAATACATCGATCTCGTCATGGGGCTGACGCCTGTCATATTGGGTTACTGCAACGAAGAAGTAGACGACGCGGTAAAGAGGCAGATCGACAAGGGATCAATCTTCACCCTGCCGTCAGAGCTTGAAGAGACCGTCGCTGAAAGAATTTGTCAGATGGTGCCCAACGCGGAGATGGTCCGCTTTGGCAAGAACGGCTCGGATGCAACCAGCGGCGCGGTGAGACTGGCGAGAGCGATCACGGGAAGGGACCACATCGCCCAGTGTGGCTACCACGGCTGGCAGGACTGGAGCATAGGCGTAGCGGGGCGAAATCTCGGCGTACCGTCTGGAGTATCAGAATTGACGCACCCCTTCAAATACAACAACCTCGCAAGCCTGGAGGCCATCTTCGATCTATACCCTAACCAGATCGCTTGCGTGATCATGGAGCCTGTCAATAAAGAGGAACCGAAGGACGATTTCCTGAACGCCGTCAAGAATCTCTGCCACAAGAACAACGCCCTGTTCATCCTTGATGAAGTAGTTACCGGTTTCCGCATCGCCAAGGGGGGCGCGCAGGAGTGTTACGGAGTGGACGCCGATCTCGTCTGTCTGGGCAAAGCCTTGGCCAACGGCTATCCTCTTTCCGCTATCGCCGGTAAGAAAGAGTATATGGAGTATATGACCAGGGTTCATTACTCATTCACCTTCTCAGGAGACTGCGTCGCGCTTGCGGCTGCGGAAAAGACGCTGGAGATAATCGCCCGGCAGGACATATCCAAAGAGTTTGAGTGGATGACAAGAAGAATCGAAGAGGGGATCGGGCATTGCTTCTTCCCGATCAAGTTCAGTGGGCATCCCGCTTGGCCTCATTTTATCTGGGAAAGCCCTGGGCAGAGGCAGTTCTTCCGTCAATGCTGTTTCAAGAATGGCCTTTTAATAATGGACACGCTGAATTATTGCATTGACAATTCTGCTGATTGGATATTTAGCAAACTATACAGTGCGATGTTCAGCAAAAACGATACGAAACCGACGTGGCCTGTTCCATCATTTCAGGTGAGAGCATGATCTATTGTAGATGTATTGGAGTAATATCTGATAACAAAAAATTGGCTGACCGCGTGGCTGATAGCATCAAAGAGTTATTCCCTAATGTTTCTAATGTTGTTACAAGCCGGGAGGAAGCCTTTGAAATATCGGACGCGGTTGCTATCCGTATTAGAATAATCAGGGTGGCAAAGGTAAGACGCTTTAGACCTAAAGAAGGTCGAATGATAATAACCAGGGCTCTTATAGAAGATACCTTTTTGAAGCCTGGTGAACTCGTGAATTACGAATGTTTCAAATGGAGATTACCACAAATGAAAGAATGGAAGCCTATAACCATAGACACTACGAAATTCAAGGTACTTTCATGATGGACGAGGCGGTTAAGAACGCGTTGCTCGTATCAGCGGGAACGGAAAACCGTTTCTTCACTCAATGGGCAGACCATCAGCTGATCAATCTATTGAGCAAGGAAAGATGGGTCAGCGAGCTTTACGGCAAATACTCTTGCCCGGCGATCATCGTAGCAGGAGGACCCAGTTTAGAGAAGCAGATCGACACGCTAAGAGAGGCGCAGGGCAAGGCAGTGATCATCGCGTGTGGGACAGCCGCTTTATCGCTACACGTCAAAGGGATCACGCCAACGTATATCATGTGCGTCGATCCTATCTACGAGAATATCAACTACTGCAAGCCCTGGATCAATAAAGTGCCCATGATAACGAACCTGAGAACACACCCGGACATATTAAATCTTTTCAAAGGCAATCAGTATCGTTTCCTCGGAGAGGGAGAATTTCTTTCCAAGCGTTTTTACAAGGATGCTCCCTGCATGGGCGATACAGTGACGGTGACAGGCCAGGCTATCCAGATCGCTTTCAATCTAGGGTGCGCGCCTGTGATTCTGATCGGTCAGGATCTTTGTTATTACGGCGATAAGTCTCATGCCTTCGGAGTGTTCAAGCAAAAGTATAATTCTCATCCTATACCAATTAAGGACATCAACGGGGAAGATGTGAACACGGATGAGGTCTTCCAGGCGATGAAATACTGTTTAGACAATATCGCTTCGCAGTCTTACGGCGTGGTTGTCAACTGCACCGAGGGCGGTTTGGGAGTAGAGGGAGCGGAGAATAGACCGTTCAAGGAGGTATGCCAGGAATGGATGACGGATGATGTCGATTTCGTTCATCATGAAATTATCGAACCTGAGAGAATCGACCAGTCCGAGTTCTTCGGTCAACTATTGGATGACGCACGTTGGATCAAGGAGAAGATCGGGTATAAGCGATCCCTTCTTCGTATCTGCGAGAACAATGAACATTTCATCCCGGAGATCAAACGTGTCGAAGAGGAACTGTATTCCAATAAGTTATACTTCGACATGATCTATCCCTCGATTCAGAATATGGTTCTGGTGCAAGTGGTGGATGATGAGAAGAAGCAGAGGTTCAGAATACAGGAAAAGATTTGCGCCTACTGCATGGCTGCCCTGGACAACCTCATATTCCTAGTTGAGAAGAGGTTGAAGGCGAAGAATGACGTTGACCTGAATTCTCTGGTCGATTTCTCTAAGTTGAACAAGGAAGGATTCGATCAGATCCTTCTCTACGCTTACAATACGGAAACCGATGTCTGGTCAGTGGCAGTAAACGCGGGGATAGATCAGATAAACAAATTGATTGTTTACCTGCAGCAATCAGTGGGGGAGATAAGGGGATGACTGGAAAATGAGAATACTACTTACAGTCCTGACATTAGTTCTGATATATTTAACAATCAGGACAACGCCTCCTTATGGTTGGTGCTGGTTGATAGATGGAATAATATTTACTTTGGTAACTATCGCAATCTTTAACTCTCTAGAAATAGGTGATTAACATGATCGAAGTTTATCCCAATCTTTATGTCGGCAGCCAGGATGACATCGCTGAAGGTTTTTACCTCGTCCAGTGTGCCAAGTACCCCTTCCATCGCAATGCCGTGGGCTACGCTAAGCAATGCGCCAAGGATCACCCTGAGTATCTAGTCGCTTACCGGCCAACCAGGATCATCCTGAACATGGTGGATGCCCCTGCTGAGTTCTTTTCGATGCGCCTGATTCAGCCGGCATTAGACGCTATCAAACAAGCCTTGAAGTGCGGCGTGAAGGTCTTAGTGCACTGCAATCGAGGCGAGTCACGCGGGCCAGGAGTGGCGATGCTGGCGATGCGAAACTCCCTGCCGGATGATTACGACGAGGCCAAAGCGAAGTTCAAACAATTATACCCGCCGTTGAACATGGCAGCAGGCATTGATCAATTCTTAGCGGAGGTGTGGAATGAACAAGTGCGTTGATTGCGATCATAAAGAGGTTTGCAGACACATGAGGGACAGAGAAAAATTTGAGAGTACGTTGCCTGATAACGTAACGCTGTTCAGTGCGGAAGCGTTGTGCTCTAAGTTTAGCAACTGCCAAAGGTATCAATATCAACATACGCAGCAGGCAGGAAGCGCTACATCCGCGATGCCTATCTAGCAGGCTGAGGTGATTAAATGGACTTATTGAAACCGTTTCGGAAGGTGATTAAAAAAGTGGCAGATACTTTAGCAGACCGCCAATCAGATCAGGAACTCATGGCAAAGTTGAAATACTGGGACGAGAAGTTGAAGAGCGCGCTTTCCAAGGCGAACAACTATCCCGAGACTCTTTTCAACGACCGTGAGATGATCTACAACGGGACAATCGATGTGGACGACGATCCCGACACCAGATCCAAGTCAGGGAAGCTCTCAAAGAACGTGGTCAACATCGTCTATGAGTTTCTGGAGTCCGAAGTGGACAACACGGTCCCCGTTCCTACTGTGAAGTCAAGGCACCGGGGATTCGAGTACCTTGCCCAGATGATCGAAGATTCCGCGAAGGATGATATCAAGGTAATCCCTGACTTTGGGGAAATGCTGGATGAGAACGAGAGGACGACGACGATCCAGGGATTCTCTCTCTTTGAAATCATGTGGAATCCCGACGTGAAGCATCATCTATGGCGCGGCGAGTTGCAAGTGAAAAACCCGCATCCTAAGGCTTTCATCCCGCAACCAGGAGTCTACCGCATCAAAGATATGGATTATTTCTTTATCATGTTCTCTGTCACCAAGAGATACGCCGAGCGGCGGTATAACGTCGATATAGGCCCCGGTGACTCAGACGAATATCCGCAGATGAATGCCTTCCATGGAACGCAGAACTGGCCTGGTAAGGTTACTCTAGTCGAGTGCTGGTACAAGGACACTGACGGCGACATAAATAAATTTGTCTGGACAAGGACCGTCCCGCTGGAGAATATCGAGAAGTTCTATCACAGGAGACTTCAGGTCTGCAAAGACTGTGGTCTGCCGCAAGGACCTTCCGATGAGTGCGAGTGCGGTTCAAAAAGGTTCAAAGAAGTGATCCAGGATGAGGAAGAGATCACGGAGGATATTGTTCTAGCCAACGGGACGAAGATTCCCAAGGGAACGAAAGTTCCCTATTTTCAGCCATCGAACTATCCGATCATCGTCAGGAGGAACGTCCCGGTCAACTTCCAATTCGGCGGACAAAGCGATGTCGATGTGATCCGCGATCAGCAGGACGCCCTGAAGAAGATCGTCTCCACCATCGAAGATAAACTACTGACCGGCGGCGTGATCATAAAGACTTTAGACACGATGAGGCTCAATCTCAAGAATGAGCTCTACGAAGTGGTGAGAGGAAACGCGGCCGAGCTTCAGGTTTTCGACGTGGTTGATCTGCAGGCCAACGTATCGCAGGATCTGGAGTTTGCCAGTATGCTCTATCAATGGGCGCAGAACACCTTAGGAATTACTAACGCTTTCATGGGCAAGGAGGATTCTTCAGCTAAGAGCGGTGTCGCCAAGCAGCAGCAGATCAACCAGAGTTCTGGAAGAATCCAGTCTAAGGTGCAGAACAAGTACATTGCCTTCAAACAACTGTATCAATTGATGTTCGAGTTCAAACTGGCCTATTACGATGAGCCAAGACCGTTCCTCTCGAAGAACGAGAACAACCAGGACGATTGGGGCCAGTTCAACAAGTATGAGTTTTTGAGGCAGGACGCCAACGGTGATTGGTATTACAACACTGATTTCACCTTTGACACCAACATGAAGGACTCTTTACCGAGAGACAAGGTCTGGCTCACCAACACGTTGATCAACCTCGCCAAGATGAAGGAGATCGATCCGGTCTCGTTCTGGACGATCATGGAATCGATAGACTTCCCCGAGGCGACGATGGTCAAAGAACAATTGATCGAACAGCAGAAGCAACAGGCACAGCAACAAGCCCAGCAAGCCCAACAGCAGCAGGCGCCGCCCCAAGGTCAGGGACAACCTGGACAGCAGCAAGCGCAGCCCGGACAGCAGGGAATGCCGAACCAGGGAGACATCCAACAATTTATCACCTCTCTGCCGCAGGCTGTGAGGCAGAAGCTCGCCACGCTTCCCCAGGACGAGCAGATGAACATCGTGACATCCATGATGAAGCAGCCTCCTGAAGCGCTCCAGCAGATCTTCGCTGAGTTCGAAGGAGGTGGTGATCAGGGTGCCGCTCCTCAAGGGCAAGTCCAACAAGGTCCGGGGTAAGAATGTTAAAGAACTTGTTGATACCTACAAGAAGAAAGGCAAGATCGGTACATCGAAGCCGAAGTCGAAGAAGGCGGCAATTAAACAGGCAGTCGCTATAAGCTACCGCAAAACTGGCGAAAAGAAAGGATGACCAAAAAGATGCTCAAGCAAAGCGCGGTTGTTTCTAAGACCAAGAAGAAGATGCCCAAGGCGGTAAAGAAGGTTGTCTCCAAAGCGGCGGCCAAGATGAAGAAGCCGATGATGCCGCCCAAGAAGGCGGCTGGCCCCTCGTTGAACAATCCCAAAATGCCCTTCGCGTAGAGAAAAATAAGGAGTGGTGAGATGGCTAAGAAGAAGAAGCTTGAGAAAGGTCCCATGCCCAACGCGAGCAAAAAGCAGTATGACGGAGTTCAAAGTCTCGACAAGCCAAAAATACTAGGAGGTAGAAAAAGCGAGATGGCAACCAAGCAGAGCATGGTAAAGAAACCGGCAGTCGGCCCGCGCAAGGGCGGCAACCTGGATCACCTGGTGGAGCCGCCGAAGCCGAAGAAGCGCAAGACCATCATCAACCCGCACACCAAGTAGTGCAAGCGTCGCTGTTATTTACCGACGAGCGGATTATCAACGCCCTGAAAGAGATCCAATGGGGGAAGATCACGATCACCATCCAGGACAGTATGATCGTGCTCGTAGAAAAGCTGGAGACCCTAAAACTGAATAAGTAAACTCCGATCAGGAACAACCAGACGGGGGGCTAGTGGGAAACCACAGGCTCCCCTTTTTCACGTTAAGGAGGTGACAAACGTGCAGGACGGCAGGCAACGCGGCAAGAGCGGAACACAGACCCGTAAGCAGAACGAGGGCTTTCCGAACAAATCTTCAGTAAATCGCATAGGTGCGAAGATCGAGCGGGATTCAGTAGGACCCAAGTACATCATGGGCGAGGATCTGCGCTACGGAGATTCCAGCAAGAAATAACGCCTTCGGGTGATTTCCCGATGCGGAGGGTAAACCGCAAGGAGCAAAGATATGCCAGATCCGATTAGCGGCGCAATAGAGGAGCCCGCCGTCCTCTTCCCCGGCGAACCTGCCGAGGATGAATTTGAAAACGAAAACGGAGGCGAAACCGTCGCTGAAACTAGCGAGTCCGAAGCCGCCGAACGGACCAGCAAGCAGAGTCCTGATCTGGACGCCGCCTTCGCCAAGGCAAGAAGGGCTGAAGAAGAGACGGCAAGGTTAAAGGCAGAGCTGGATCAGTGGAAAGAGGCCGCCAATGCTCAGAAAACAATCGAGCAGCAGGCCGAGATGGAAAAGAAACTTCAGGAATACAAGGACGCCGGTTGGGATCCCCAGACGATCAGGGACATCATCAGGACCGATCCTGAGTTCCAATCCATAAAGCGGGCGCTGGAAGAAACAAAGAAAGCGGAGTCAGAGCGCGCCCACGTAACCGATTTCAACGCCGAGCTCTCCGCGTTGGGAGAAGAATGGCCTGAGTTTACCAGCTTGCAGGTGAAATCGTCTACCGACCAGGCTGCCGACCAGAAAATCAAGGGGATCGTCGGGGATGAAGTTTATTCCAAGATGCTCTCCTTGAAGCAGAAAGGCTATTCGATACTCGACGCCTACGAGAGCGCGAACCGTACTGCCCTCGCTTCAAAGAGGGCCGAGAAAGCGAAGCAGGCTACCTTAAACTCAATCCAGGGCAGGTCCTCCGTCAAATCGGAGGGAGCCGCGACGACCAACGATCTCGAGCATATTCAGATCGACGCGGATGAATTTGCCCGCTTCAAGGCAATGAACCCGACCTGGACGGATGAAAAGATCATGGAGTTTAAGGCAAAATGTATCGCTGAAGACAGGAAAAACAATCCAAGAACTCGTTAAGAAGGAGTGAGACAAGTGGCTTTTAAGCTGATTCAATCTTTGAGTGGCGCGAGCGCGCCGCTTAACTACAACTACTCCGTAGCATCCAATACCGGCCTTGCCATCGATAGCGTCGTGTACGTCAACGCTTCCGGCTGCCTGGCTCCGGCGACTTCTCTGCTTGGCCCCATCCTGGGAGTATGCCAGGCGGCGATAGCGACGGTGGCTGCGGTTGCCTCTGCTGCGCAGGTGCCCATTGTCCTCGTAGACCCGACGCAGATCTGGCAGACTGCCTGCTCCGCGGCGATCACGAACGCATCCCTGGCCTTCCCGTTCTACGCCATCGACGCTACCAACGCCGTCTACGTTGACGCGGGTGTGGCGACCGTGGCCGCGACTGTCGGCCTGTATTTCCACGTCCTGACAACGACCAGCCTTACTGCGACTCTCGGTGGTGTAGTGACCGGACGCTTCGACGTGCTGTAAAAACTGATAAAGGAGTGAAACTGAATGCCGTTAGTATTTAGTAAAACCAGTGGACTGAACAACAGTATTTTCGGTAAGAGCCAGGACCCGATCAGGGCATTCCTCCAGGAAGAGGAAGAGGGGTATAAATCTCCTCTGAACCTGATCTTCAACGTCATGGACTCTGATAAGTACGCTGAGAAATTCTCAGAACTGACCAGCAAGGGAAACTTCCAGAATGTGGGAGAAGGCGGCAACTATCCCCGCACCTCCCAGCAGGTCGGCTACGAACAGGTTGTGACGCCGTCCGAATGGAAGCTCTCGTTTGAAGTCACCGAGACGATGATCGAGGATGCCAAGATGTTCAACATCAAGTCCGAGGCAGCCGACTTCATCCAGTCATACTACAGGACGAGGGATCAATTCGGGTCGCAGTTCCTGATCAACGGCAACGCGACGTCGTTCGTGTGGAACGGCCAGACCTATCCCTACACCGCCAACGACACTGTCGCCCTGTTCTCCGCGGCTCACACGAGCGCTACGGGCAACTCGAACTTCTCGGCGGCAGTCAACACCAACTACCTGACCGGGTCTTCCTACGTGTTCTCATATGACAACCTCGCGTCAATCGAGAACAAGATGCAGAAGTTCACCGATCACGACGGCAACATCCTGAACATCCAGCCCGACACGATCATCATCCCCAACGACCCCGTCATAAAGAAAGCTGTCGCTGACGCTGTCTTCACCGACGGCGACGGGAAGAAGCCCGGCACTACCGACGCCGGTTTCAACTACCACGCGGAAAGATGGAACGTGGTCGTATGGAACCAGTTGACCGTGCCCACGGGTGGAACATCCGCCAACGGCATGCCCTGGTGGGTCATGGACTCCAAGAGGTGCCAGCGAGACGGCCTGATCTGGATCGACCGCGTCGGTCTCAGGGTAAGGTCATGGATCGATGAGAACACTGGCAACAACGTATTCGGTGGCCGTGCAAGATTCGGAGCCGGGGCAGTCAAGCCGGTTTCCCTCTTCATGGTCTACCCGACGTAGGGGGTGCTTTATGTCAACTTACGATCACGTTACTTTGGAAGATCATCTGACCCAGGACACCATCGCCACCCCTAAGAGCGCGGACACACTGATCAACAAGAGCGACGGCAACGTGACAGCGATCAGCACGGCGGTCGCGCTTGCGGGCTACACCGCTTTGGTGTCCGATTACGAGATCCGTGTAATCGGAGCAGGGACTACCACCATCACCCTACCGACCTCCGCGTCGTTTGCGGCATCGGGCGGATGCGAGACGCTCTTGGTCTATTCCAGCGGCCTCACCGCGACCCTAACCTTTGGCGGGTCCGCGATTCAAGGATTCTCCGCGGGGACTCAGGGGACGACCGGTCCGCATCTGACCATGCTTGGATGTGACGGAGTAAACTGGTTCATGATCGCCAACTGGTAAAAAGAGGGGAGGGTTTCGGCCCTCCCTACTCTTTCAAGGAGAACAATGAAAATATTAAACGAAGCGGAAGTCGAATCAAGGCTTAACTCCGGCCCCGTTCCCGATCTGGATCGCAGCATCCAATGGCTGATTTACCAGGAATTGAAAGAGATCCGCGATGGCATGACCATTGTCAATCTATTGGAACCGAAGAAAGAACCGAAGAAGGAACCGAAGAAGGCATTACCTAAGCGCAAAAGGAAGGTGAAATAATTGGCAACTTTGAACCGGTGGATTTACACGCATATAACCACCAACGCAACGACCAATGTGAAGCTCGTTCCGGGGCTTCTGCACACGGTGGCTATAAACACCCGCGGAACGACCACCTCGCAGATCGGGATCTATGACAACTCCAACGGATCGACTAACGCGGGGACGATGGCAATAATCGACGCTACTGCGAGTGGTATTGGTCAGATTATATACGATGCGCAGATGAAGAACGGGATCACCATCGTAACATCAGGAACGGGTACGCCTCCCGACATCACTGTTTTATGGGGGTAAATTATGTCTTGTCTAACTGAAGAGCAGATTGAGCAGCAGATGAAGGGCACCGTCGATCAGAGTCTTGCTTGGCTTACCTTGCAGCAGTTGAAACAACTCAATGAGAAATCACCGATCATCGAATTAAAACCGATCATCGAAGTCAATCCGATCATCAATATACCAGAGCCGAAATGTATCTTCTGCCGATTCTTCGCTTGGCTGAGGGGGAAATAGAATGGGAGAAAGTTCAAGAATCACCCATCAAGGTATCTTAATTGACCGGAGCGGTACGATCTCTTCGGGGGGAAACGCGCAACAACTTGCCGCCGCCAATCCTAACCGACGTTATTTCC